ATCAGGGACTGGGTGTCGGACGGGGTGGTCATCGGGGCCTCCGGGCGCTGCGGCGCGCGGTGTGCGCGCCTTCTACGGAGGCAAGCCCCGTCGGACGGGGCGGCCGTCGCGCGTTGTGGGCGCGTCAGGTGGCGTGTTCGCCTTCCTTGAAGGCGCTATCGGTGATCTGGCGCAGCAGGCCCGCGTAGTGCTTCAGCGTGCCGACATGCCCCCAGTTGATCTCGTCGGGGTGGGTCTCGAAGTGGTCGTCGCTCAGGGCCTTCAGGCGCTCCAGCATGGTGTCGATCTCGGCCTTGGCGGCGATGAAGGCGTCGAGGGCTTTGGAATTGTCGGCTGCGCGGCGGGTGGTCATGGCGGGGCATCCTTCGGTGAGTTGCATCGTTCTGGTGCGAACACCATCGCTCTGTCGGGCGGATGATCGTAGGCAAATCGGAGCAATATCAGTGCTTTCTGATCGCTCCGGTCAGATCAGCCGCATCTCGGCCAGCGTGCGGCTGGCGGCACCCAGCTGGGCGGTCGGCAGTTCGATCTTCAGGTGCGACAGGACGTCGGAGGCCTCGGCCGAGATCCCGCTCTCGCGCAGCGCCTGCTCGATGACCTCGGCAATGGCGCCCGGGCGGCTCAGATCGAACCCCTCGGGGAGGGTGGAATAGTCGATGCGGATGGTGGTGATGGCCATGGTCATGTCGTTGGCCCCCTCAGCGGCGGGCCGCGGCGAGGCCCGCGGCATAGGCCTCAATCAGGGCGGCACGGATCGACCAGACGGCGATGTCGTGGAAATCCAGCCCATCGCTGTTCCGGGTGTCCAGCGTCTCGACGAGGAAGTGGCGCTTTGCAATGTCGAGCATCAGCGCCTCGGGCGCGGTGGAGGTGGGTTTGGCAGTTTTGGTCATGGTCCGGTCTCCGCTCCAGGGGTGAGTTCCTGATCGCAGAATCGCTCCGGAGGGGAAGACAATCAACGGGAATGATTGTCTTTTCCTGTTTATTTTCAATATCTTGATGGAAACCATAGCGCCATGAAAGGCATGAGCGAACGCGAGTACGCGGCGCATTCCGGCCTGTCCCGCGGCGGGGTGCAGAAGGCGCGCAAGAACGCTCGGCTGGTGGTCTACGACGACGGATCGATCAACGCCGCGGCCTCGGATGTGCGGCGGGCGGAGATGACGGACCCGGACCAGCAGCGCCGGTCGCTTGGTGGTGACGCGCTGGCCAGCGGCCCCGGCGACACGACGTCCTACATCAAGGCCCGCACGGCGCTCACAGTTTACGCGGCGCAGGAGCGCCAGCTGGCGGTCCAGAAGAAGAAGGGCGCGTTGGTCGACCGTGCGCGGGCGGAAACGCTGGTGTTTCGCCTGGCACGGCAGGAACGGGATGTCTGGGTGACTTGGCCCGGACGGGTGGCCGCACTTATGGCGGCACAGATCATGGCGGAGGTGGAACGGCAATCCGGGGCATCGGTGACGATCGAGACCGCGATCATGCAGAGGGTGCTGGAAGCCCATGTCCGCGAACAGCTCGACGCCCTCGCCGACCTTAGGGTTTCCCTGGGGTAACGATGACCTTGCCGACAACGATCTGACGGCTGACCTCGACCTCGGTTTCGACGGCGCCGAGGACCTGCTCCGGGTCTGGCGTCAGGGCCTGCGCCCCGACCCGAACCTGACGGTGTCGGAATGGGCGGATCAGCATCGCTGGCTCTCGTCGCGGGGCGCGGCCGAGCCGGGGCGATACCGCACCGCCCGCGCGCCCTATCTGCGCGAGATCATGGATGCGCTGTCGCCGAGCCATCCGGCGCAGCGCATCACCTTCATGAAGGCCGCGCAGGTGGGCGCGACCGAGGCCGGGAACAACTGGATCGGTTTCGTCATCCACCACGCGCCGGGTCCGATGCTGGCGGTGCTGCCGAGCCTGGAACTGGCCAAGCGCACCTCACGGGGGCGTTTGGACCCTCTGATCGCGGACAGCCCGGCGCTCCGCGAACGGGTGAACCCGGCCCGGTCGCGGGATGCCGGGAATTCGATGCTGTCGAAGGAGTTTCCCGGCGGCATTCTGGTGCTGACCGGCGCGAACAGCGCCACTGGCCTGCGGTCGATGCCTGCGCGCTATGTCTTCCTCGACGAGGTTGACGCCTATCCCGCCTCGGCCGACGAGGAAGGCGATCCGGTCACGCTGGCAGAGGCGCGGACGACGACCTTCTCGCACCGGCGCAAGGTGTTCATGGTCTCGACCCCGACGATCCGGGGGCTGAGCCGGATCGAGCGCGAGTTCGAGGCGTCAGACCAGCGGCGCTACTTCGTGCCCTGTCCGCATTGCGGCACCATGCAATGGCTGCAATTCGACCGCCTGCGCTGGGCGAAGGGCCGGCCGGAAACGGCGGCCTATCACTGCGAGGGTTGCGAACGCCCCATCGCCGAACACCACAAGACCGAGATGCTCGCCCGCGGCGAATGGCGGGCGACGGCGGTTTCCAAGGATCCGAAGGCCATCGGCTTTCACCTCTCGGCGCTCTATTCGCCGCTCGGGTGGAAAAGCTGGTCCGACATCGCGCGGGAGTGGCTGGCGGCCCAAGGCTCGGACGAGACGCTGCGCGCGGCGCGCAACACGCTTCTGGGCGAGACATGGGTTGAAAGCGGCGACGCGCCGGAATGGCAGCGGCTGGCAGATCGGCGCGAGGCCTGGAAGCCGGGCAGCGTGCCCGCGGCCGGGCTGTTCCTGACGGCCGGGGCCGACGTGCAGAAGGATCGGATCGAGGTCGACATCTGGGCCTGGGGCCGCGGCCTCGAGTCCTGGCTGGTTGATCACATCGTGATCCCGGGCGGCCCCGACGATCCGGCAGCCTGGGACAAGCTGACCGCCTTGCTCGGGCGCAGCTGGCAGCACGCAAACGGCGCCTTCATGACCGTGGCACGGCTCGGCATCGACACCGGTTACGAGGCCGCGGCGGTCTATGCCTGGTCGCGCAAGGTCGGGTTCGAACAGGTGGCACCGCTGAAGGGGCTTGAGGGCTTCAACCGGGCCGCGCCGGTTTCGGGGCCGACATATGTCGATGCGACCATCGGCGGGAAGCGCTTGCGCCGCGGTGCGCGGCTCTGGTCGGTAGCCACGGCGACGTTCAAGGCAGAGACCTACCGGTTCCTGCGGATCGAGCGGCCCTCGGACGAGGACCGGTCGCTGGGCGTTCTCGATGCGCCGGGGACCGTGCACATCCCAGGCTGGGCCGACACCGAGTGGCTGAAGCAGCTGGTGGCCGAGCAGCTGGTCACGATCCGCAACAAGCGCGGCTATGCCCATCAGGAATGGCAGAAGATGCGCGAGCGGAACGAGGCGCTGGACTGCCGGGTCTATGCCCGTGCCGCTACGTGGATCCTCGGTGCCGACCGGTGGGACGAGGCCACATGGCGGCGGCTCGAGGCACAGGCGGGCGTGGAAACGCGCCTGCCCGCCGCCGTGCCCACGGCGACGGAAACGGCGGCATCGGCCGCACCCAAGGCCGGAACCCTGACCACGCCACGCCGGAAACGGCGGGCTTACACCCCGAACTTCATGAGGGACTGATGGACCTGGAACGCATGCAGGCCCTGCTGACTGCGCTGCAGGAAGCCCGCTTCGCCGGGCTGCGCAGCGTCAGTTACGACGGCAAGGCGGTGACCTATGGCTCGGACGCGGAACTGGCCGCCGCGATCCGGGATCTGGAGGGGCGCATCGCCACCGCATCGGCCACACCGCGCCGCCGCCGCTGGGGCACGGTCGCGACGAAGGGTCTGTGACCATGGTCCTCGACGCCTTCCGGGCACGCCTCGGCAGCATCATTGGCGGGTTCGATGCGGCACAGTCCCACCGTCGCATGCGCGGGTTCCGCGCCACGCGGGCGCATGTGAATACGCTGATCGCCGCCTCGGGCGAGACGATCACCGCCCGCGCCCGCTGGCTGGTCAGGAACAATGGCTATGCCGCGAACGCAGTCGATGCCTTCGCGAACCATGTCGTCGGTGACGGGATCAAGCCGTCCTCGAAGATCGCCGATGCAACGAAGAAGGAGGAGCTACAAAAGCTCTGGCTCGCCTGGACCGACGAAGCCGATGCCGAGGGCCTGACCGACTTCTTCGGACTGCAGCGGCGGGCCGCGCGAGAGGTGTTTCTGGCGGGTGAAGTGTTCCTGCGCATCCGGACGCGGCGTCCCGAAGATGGTCTCACGGTGCCGATGCAGCTGCAGGTGCTGCCCTCGGAAATGTTGCCGCAGGACATGACCCGAGTGCTCACCGGCGCGGGGTCGATCCGGCAGGGCATCGAATTCGACGGGATCGGCCGACGCGTCGCCTATCACTTCCTGCGCCGCCATCCGGGCGACATGACCGATCCGGGGCTGGTGGGCGAGACGGTGCGCGTGCCCGCGTCCGAGGTGATCCACATCCTCGACCCCGTCGAGGCAGGCCAGCTGCGGGGCGTGTCTCGCTTTGCGGCGGCCGTGGTGAAACTCTTCACCCTCGATCTCTACGACGATGCGGAACTCGAGCGGAAGAAGACGGCGGCGATGTTCGCGATGTTCATCACGTCGCCCGCCCCGGAAACCGCCCTCGATCCGGCCGAGGACGATCTCGAGGTCGAACCCGGACAGGTGGTGCGGCTGGATCCGGGCGAAGATGTCACCACGCCATCCACCCCGGACTCGGG